CTAGAGAAATCTATGGAATTTACGTATGTTAGGTCTTTTGACCGCTTAGTATTGTTGTTGGTACTAAGTTTTGTAGTCGGTCGTTGATTAGTTGCGTTCCTTGCGTTCTAATTAAATACCGGCCCTGCGCTGCAAGCCCGAATATTTACTAGAACCCTTGCCGCGTAATTGGCTGGCGACCTTCAGTGATCACAATCAACAAACCAATCAACTTGACTTGTCTTGTTGTGAATCTCCTCCTTTGGAGTCTAGTGCAGAGAAACACTAGCGTTAGGAAAAGTCTATCACTGTTACTTATTCTCAGGTACCTTTGGTAGCAATAAGCCCCTTTATGGGGCCGCTTTGGGGAAAGTGTTATTAAAGTCTCTATTAGCTGTTATCCCCAGCAGCTATTGGAGCGAGGGGGGTTAGAGAAGCCCCTTATGAGCTCAGTTTGAGCAAAGTCCTTGAATTCTTATTCTCAGGAATTCGTAGGCACGGACCACACCGCGGAATTTATGCCGGCGGATCATGGACTATTCGAAAGGTGACCCACTTTAATCTGTCACGGAATTAAGTGAACCAATCGAGGATTCCGGAAATCCTTCCCGAACAGAGTTCCCATCGCTGTCGGTGCAGACTTGCTACGGTTAGTTTCACACCCTGTTTTTGAGCAGGCATGTGGCTAGCTTTATGGCTAATGTGTGCCGCCTGTGCCGCCGATAGGCGATGAAGGAAAACTATCACAGAATTATGGATCCCCATATACCTCCCGTGACAGCTGGTACGGCACAGAGTACCACCAGGAGTGAGCTGACTAAGCTCCAGTCCTTGGACTGTAAACCTCTTGGCGAGGCCCTTGAAAGCCTCACAATCTCACACACAGCATTGCCTTTAGACAATGATGGCGTCATTGACGACCGGAGAAGAAGGCATTTGTTGAGTGTTGGGAAGAAGAGAGTAAAGACTTCTCTCACCGTTGACACATCGGTATCACAACCGAGTGAACGGCCTCCTAGCAATCCGCGACGGAGGAAAGCCCCTGGTTTTTTCCAGGGAACACACACACCACCCGCTTCGACTTCGAAGCCGCCCACTCCGCAGAAGAAAGATCTGTGGTGGGTGGATGACAAGTTGAATCGGGAGCGCGACAGTTATGTCAGCAAGTTTAAACCACGAGCTGTCGTCTCTGACGCGTATTCTCGCAAGCTAGCAAAGTTGCGCGACCAACGGTCGCGCGAACTTGTTGGCAAGCGAAAACAAGCGAAGCACGAGCGTCTTGAGATGCAGTCTGGATTTGAGGGGAGCTTTTTAAGTTTCTCTAAGTTCATTCAGCACGAAGGCGTTTGTAGCCTCGTTGAGGATGCTGCCTTTCTCATTTACAACCTCTATCGGTCTGGATCGGCAATCGACTACGTCGTGAGTGTCCTTGGATTTGCAAAGTCCAGGATGACGCCCAAGATGTTGGCTCGGTGCCGAGAGAAGATCGTGGACTTTGTCTATGAGACCTTCGATCCTTCGCGCCTTTCATTACAGAGCGGGATTGAGACATCCATCCAAACCAGCAAGGATTTTATTTCCTACTGGCCGCGATTGAAGTCTAGCCCGCTGTGGAGGAAGGTCAATTCTATCGTTTCATACACCACAGCTCTCACCCTTTGGGGGGAGGAAGTGACTGTTAAGAAAGCGAAGAAGATCGAAGAGACGTACTATTCCCATCGTGGTATGGTGCAGGCAGATTTCGTCCATAGTGTCTTGGACCTCTTGCTGTTCATTGCAGAGAGAGGTATCCAGGTCATGAAGACGAAAACCGTAGACCCCATGTTCCATTCGGGTTCGTCGTACGAGAAATGGTATGACGATTCGATGGACATTATTGGGAAATCGCGGTTCCTCTCAAATCCTGAGGCACACAAGATCGATGTACACACGTTTTTGACGCGGCTGGATGACCTCATTCAAAAGGGAACCAGCATGCACAAGTATGCGTGTGAACTCGACAAGGTGGCCAAGGGTGTCGTGCGTGGGACACTTTCCAAATTGTTGGAAGTGCGGGCCACGTACGTCAACCGGAAAACCGCCCAGAAGACTCGTAAGGCGCCACTAGCATTGATAGTGGAAGGGCACTCGAGTATCGGTAAAACCACATTCGCGAACATAGTTCATTACTATTACGCGTCTGTGCGAGGGAAAAATGCCGAGCTCGGGTCACGCTATACGCGCATGCCCATGGCGAACTTTTGGGATGGTTACACATCCGACCAGTGGAGTCTACTGATTGATGACATTGCGCCGTTTAAGCCCAGTGCCATCACTGATGTGGATCCCACTCTCAAGGAAATTTTGTGTGCTGTCAACAACGCTCCGTTCACACCGGATAAGGCAGCTCTCGAAGAGAAAGGTGCTGCACCTTTCATTGGGGAGTTGGTTGTTGCGACCACAAACACGCCCGATCTCAACCTCAGCAGCTACTTCTGTGTTCCCGCAGCTGTGGCGCGTCGGTTTCCGTATCACATTCGACTTCGGCCAAAGGAACGGTTCAAGAAGAATGCCACGATGATCGACGAGACGAAACTCGAGCCAATCGTGCCTGGGGAATATCCCGACTGGTGGGACATTGAGATACTCGCCCCGCAGCCTGTGCCTATGAGCACCGATGCCGCGGAAGAGTGGAAGATGACCTTTGAGTTGAAAACGATGTACCCAAGCATGAACATGCGCACTTTTTTGCCGTGGTTGCATGGTGTTATTGAACGCCATAATGCCACGCAAATGAAGGTGACGCTGGGCGAAGTCGCGCTGAGGGACACCAAGATCTGTCTATCCTGCCATCTCCCGACAGGGATGTGCAAATGTAAGACGGATTCTGACGCGGTGGGTCCGATGTTCGGCGACTTTTCACAAGAGGAAATTAGGGAAGCATTGGGCATTCCTCCTCCTCTTGAAGAACAAGCCGGATTCGAGGATGAAGAGTGGTCGTGGTTCCAATGGAACCAGACACACCGCGCCTTTGGTGACATCTCCTTCCAAGACGGCCTAAGTATGGGGGCGAACTACTGTGTGCGCTTGGCATTTCTGCCGGTGTACTGGTATTTTAACCTCAACCTTGCGCTGTGGGTCATGACTATGACCTTTGCGTACCAGGTCGTTTGGAACAACCGGGACCTTGTGCCGTATTTGTGGCGCATTCGTACCTGGGGTGGAAGGATGGAGCTGTTGCGTTACGGTTTTTACCGGACGCTTGCACAGATTGTGCTTGCAGCACCGTTCGTCTTTGCTCCAGTTGTACAAGGTGCTCGGGAGGCGATGAGAGTGTTGGGCGAGCTGGTCCAAGCTCGTTGGTTTCCAAACACGCAGTTTTGTATCCTCATTGTAGGCGTCCTTGTGGCTGCTTTAGCGGCTTACAAGTTGTCGAACCACTTCGCACTTCTGAAGAAGAAGGAAAATGAAGGCCTATTGGAACAGGGCAACGTGTTGGAGGCGATTGGGTCTAAACCAGCATCCTTGGGAGAACCGGCAAATGTCTGGCAACAGAAGCAGTATGTGCCTAGCACCATCGACATCGGACGCCACACTCTTTCTTGGAAGGGTATGGATGATCAACAGGTGAAGAGGTGCTTGGCAAACAACTGCGTCTTCATGCGCTTCAAACAACCCGATGGGGTCAGTTGGAAAGTTGCGAGGTGTTTTGGCCTTGGCGGCCAGTATTTCCTCACTACGAACCACTCGATTCCCGAGTTCTCGGGCGATTTGCAGTGTCATGTCATCCGCTCACCGGAGGTTCACGGACCTACAGGCAATGTCTTTTTCCGCTTGCCGGAGAAGGACATCCGTAGAAATCCTCAGAAGGACCTCGTGGTGTTTCGTTGCCGTGCCATTCCTCCGATGAGGAACGTCATGGACCTGTTCATTCGTGAACGCCTCACAGGCTTTCGCGGACCCGCCTATTATTATGGGCGGGCACGTGATGGTCATCTGGTGAGTAAGGAGGTTGGTGGCGTTCATGAGGGGACGCACTACAACGAGCGGATGGGTTGTCAGACTCAAATATGGTGGGGGCGATCCGACAAGCCGACTGAACTCGGCGACTGTGGTTCGATCCTCATCGTTCGATCAGGTACCGGGCCCATCATAGCTGGCATCCACCAGTTAGGGAGTGGGAGCGGTACCACTGGCGCGATCAAGACCACTTATGAGGACCTGATGGACCTCATGGCTGGCCTTACTGTGATTGGTGATTCACCGCCACTACTCGATGACAGGGATGGGAAACAGAATGTCCCAGGCGAGTTGCACCCAAAGAGTCCTATCAACTTTATGGAAGATGGAGTCCTCGATGTGTGTGGTTCGTTCGCAGGTTTTCGAGCTGAGCCCAAGTTCAAGGTGGTCGAATCAATCGCCGCCCCTGTCCTGCACAGGCTTGATCCGAGCTTCGAGGTTAAGCATTGCGCTCCTCAGGCAAAGGGTTGGAGACCGAAGTATGCGGCGATGGTCGAGTTGAGCAATGTTCACCCAGACGTGAGTCCAAGTGGCATTGACGCGTGTGTCGATTACATGGTCGAGGATTGGATGGAAGTCGATCCCAAGTGGAGAGATCAGATCCAGATCTACGATGTGCACACTGCACTCAACGGAGTACCAGGGTTGAAGTATGTGGATGGAATCAAGAGGCAGACGAGCGCAGGGTTCCCGTGGGCTATGCCTAAGGAATTCCTTTTGACGCCACTAGAACCAACCATAGACTACCCCGACCATGTGGAACTCAAGGAGGTTGTCGTAAAGCGGATAGAAGAACTCTTGAAGCGATACGATGAAGGATGTGTTGGTGCGCCAGTTTTCCGTGCGTCCTTCAAGAATGAACCCTTACCAATTGAGAAGGCGAAGGCTGGAAAGGTGAGGACGTTCATGATGTCCTGCGTGGAGCTGACTGTGATCATGCGCATGTACTTACTTTCGTTTGTACGCGTGGCGCAATCAAACCACTTCATCTTTGAGATGGCACCGGGTATGGAGGCGCAGTCTGTTGAGTGGGAGTTGTTATATCAGTTCCTCACCCAGCACGGCACGACCACATGCATCGCCGGTGACTTTCGTTGGTATGACAAGAGCATGCATCCTGCCTTCGTTCTTGCGGCTTTCGACGCCATTGCCCTGTTTTTGGAGCGGTGTGGCGCAACCGAACATCACGTGCGTGTTGTCAAGGCCATTGGCTTTGACATTGCATTCGCGTATGTGGATTTCTTTGGAGATCTGATAAGGATGTTCGGGAAGAATCCGTCAGGACAGGCACTCACTGCGATTGTCAACGGGATTATCAACTCGCTGTATATGCGGTACGTATGGCGTCGCGTGGCTCCTAGGGAGATGCCTTTGTGCAAATTCCAGAAGAAGGTCGCGCTGATGACCTACGGCGATGATAACGCAATGGGTGTTTCCCCGTCGGCCCCTTTCTTTAACCACACAGTGATTGCGGAAACGCTTGCTGACATTGGTGTCACGTACACGATGGCGGATAAGGAGAGCGAAAGTAGGCCGTACATTCCGATCGAGGAGGTCACGTTTTTGAAGCGGGGCTTCCGGTTGGAACCGGAGACGGGAACACACATGGCGCCCTTGGACGTCACATCCATTCAAAAGATGTTGATGGTGCAGGTGCCATCGTCGGTTGTTTCGCCTGAGGTGCAAATGGCTGACACCATGCGATCGGCTATGGGGGAATATTTCTTCCACGGCAAAAGCGTGTTTGAGGAGAAGAGAGCGCTATTGATGCGTGCTGCCGATGAGCTGAACTTGTTTCAGTACACCGGTTCCTTTGACACGTGGGACAAGTGCATGGACAGGTACTTGGACGCAAGCCGCGTGTATCTCAAGCACCACGACTTACCCAAGTTCGCGACCGTTCCCGCGATTTTTGTGAGAGAGGAATCCGGAGAGGAGTGGACTCACCCCTCTGATCACTTGACTGATCGTGAAGCGTACCTGTGGGTGATTCGCTCAGCTCGGGAGCGGGCGTTGGCTCGAATCAACGACATCGCAAACCTGGGTTTGGGTGCTGGGTGCAGGAACTGCATATGCTATCCACCTCGTTCAAACGGATTGTGCTTTATGTGCAACCGCGCGAATGATTTCGATTGCCCATGCGGTTGCGGTCCGGCCCACCCATTGTTACAAGGCCTCATGAGGCCTTGCTACATTTGTGGGTTGCCCAAGGTTGTGTGTGATGTCGAATGCGGCCATTGCGGTCTTCCAGACGATGTGGCTGCGTTGCATGCTCTGGAAACCAGCCTGGAACCCATGGAGGTAGCTGAGCTTCGCACTACGCTTCTGACCATCTTTGAGAGGTGTAATGGATGCGGTATGGTGCGGTGGACTGGATCGCTGTGCGACCATTGTCAGATGCAGGCTCGCACTCAGGGGTTGGACCCCGAACGTCAAGAGCTGTACTTGCAGAGTGGTTGGGAAACCGACCCAGAAGATGAGCACCCTCAACCAAACTTCACGTGTCCGCAGTGTGATATGTGGCCGTTGTGTGCTGGGGAGGAGGTTTGTCATAACTGCAGGTATGTGCGCAGGATGCTGCGGTGTCCTTGTGGGTGCACGCGGTTGACGCGGAGGAACAGGATGAACATGCGTCTTTGCGACTATTGTGACCTTCCTTATTACCGCAGAGATCGCGTTTGCCCACACTGCAGGTGGCAGGAGTTGGCCGCTGAGGAGCATTGGGAAGAGGAAGGTGACGGTGACATGCCTGTCTTGCCAGAATCTGGTATCCAATTGCGTCCGTGCGGCGTGTGCCGACGAATGAGGCCTCGCACTGGTCAAGAGTGTTGGCATTGCTTAAACACCGACAACCGAAGTGGGGTTCGCAGGAGGCGACTACAGGAGCAGTCCGGCACTGAGCCTGTGACAGGCGATGATGGGACGTCTGGGAGAAATCCAAACCAACCCATCCCTTTCCAGTTGAACCCTCTCCAAGGACTGTCACCCTTAGGTCTGCGGATGTATGCATCTGGAACTGTCGTCAGAGGTTCTCAACCTTGCCACACCATCGGCGCGGCCGGCGACCGCTACAGAGGGATAGGATGCGTACCTTGGGTCAGGTACGTGTTCGAGATTGATAGGCCTACTGAACACACAGTTGAAAGTGCTCCCCACACTGATTTGGGGACTCTACGGTTCGAGTCCGGTGTCGAACCAGGAGAGCAAAGCAGCATCGGGGATGGCGTGATGGCTCCAGTCCAGCCGAACATTGAGACGCAGCAAACTGCTACGTTCCTTGATTCAGGTATGGGCGACACGCTTTCTTTCGGAGGAGCCCGTGAGGCAGATTTCACGTATGACCGTCAGGATAACGCCGATTTGGCGCATTTCTTGTCGCGACCGCGTTTGATTTCATCTCACACATGGACGCCTGGTAACTTCACCACGAGCACGATCGATCCTTGGTCGTTGTATCTCGCTACCCCCGAAGTTGAGTATAAGCTCAATAACTTCGCGTGGTTCCGAGGGACGCTCAAAGTGAAGGTGGTTATCAACGCAGCAAACTTCTATTATGGAGCGCTGTTGTTGTATTATACGCCACTACCAGCCAATGTGATCGGCGTTATGCCGACAAGCGGCGTGTTCCTGCAGATTTCGCAGCGACCTCACATCTGGATTTACCCCCAAAAAAATGAGGGTGGTGAGATGACGATTCCGTTTTTCTATCCGAAAAACTACGTCAACATCACGAGCGCCGCTGAGGTTGCCACCTTGGGCACCCTCACCTTCAGACAGTTCACGCAGTTGTCCAGTGCCAATGGTGCTGTGACTAACAGCGTGCAACTACAGGTTTATGCCTGGATGGAGGATGTCAGCTTGTTCGGTCCAACTGTTGGATTGTCCATGCAAGCAGGTGATGAGTACGGGAATGGTCCCGTCTCTGCACCAGCCGCCGCGCTTGCACACTGGAGTGAGTACTTAAGCAGGGTGCCCGTTATTGGACGCTTTGCGCGTGCAACCTCTATTGGTGCGAGTGCAGTGAGTCACATTGCCAAGTTGTTTGGCTGGTCGAACGTACCAGTCATCGATTCGGTGACGCCGATGAAGAACGTCCCATTTCACGATCTTGCGTCGGCCCACATTGGGGAACCCACGTCCAAATTTACGCTCGATCCGAAAGGAGAGTTAAGTGTTGATCCGGGAATCGTGGGTTTGTCATCCGAAGACGAACTCAGCATTGCTCACTTGGTGGGGAAGGAGTCCTACCTAGCGACTGGCACCTGGGCGGCCGGAGCATCCGCCGGAGCTTTGATTTTCTCAGCCGTGGTGACCCCGTGTCTTAATGACATTGGGACACCAAGTGCGGCAGGGACCTATTTCATTGCTCAGACCCCTATGTCCTGGGTGAGCGCCGTCTTCGCACATTGGCGAGGCGACGTGATCTTTAGGTTCAAGGTCATTTGCTCCAAGTATCACAGTGGACGGTTGCGGATCCACTGGGATCCAGTGAGTTCTTTGAACTCAACCGCCGATTACACACACGTGACGTATACTAGCGTCATCGACTTGCAAGAGTCTGATGAGGCGGAGTTTCGTGTGCCGTATATGCAAGCCCTTCCGTGGTTAGCGTGTACGGCGCCAACCGTCACCAATATGTGGTCGACAACCGCAACGCAAGCCCCCAGTGCGTTTGGGAACGGGACGATTACGGTCCGGGTGCTCAATAACCTCACTGCGCCTACGGACACAGCTTCATGCTCTGTCTTGGTGTTTGTTCGAGGTGCTGAAAACCTGGAATTCGCAAATCCGCGAGATTTACTCCCGCGTTACTCGTTCTTCAACATGCAGTCGGGAACGGAGCCATGTGTGGCCTCAACTCCACACGAGCAACGTTTCCTGACGAACTGGGGCGAACCGGTTCCTTCTGTGAGGGTGTTGCTCCGCCGCAGCACTCTAGTGGATCGCATCACAATCCCTCGGACAGCCATTACGGCATCGGACGAGGCAGGGCTTTTGCGAATGTACCAAACGCGCTTACCCCCGCACCCCGGTTATGATACCACCGCCTATACACAGGCGAAGGGAGTGGAGACACCCGCGACCACGTACCAATTCCAGTACACCTACAACTCTTTGTTGGGGTGGTTCGCTGGTGGTTTCGTGGCGATGCGTGGTGGGGTGCGTTGGCACTATAACTTCGTGAACCCCGATGGCACGATCCCACACAACATCACTGTGACTCGTCGAGTTGGTTCGACACTCAGTGCTGGGAACCAAGGGTTGGAATGTTCGTATCTCGCCGGAGCTACGTCCACGGCGACTACCCAATCCCTGTTGAAGGGTAACATGTGGAAGTCGTTCAATGCGTGGGCAGGCACCTCCGGGTGCGCACTTACCAACCCAATCACACAGACTGGCGTAAGCGTCGAGTTCCCGATGATGACGAACTATCTGTTCCAGTTTGCAAACCCTCGCAACTGGTTCATTGGTACGTCAGCTGACGGGTCCAACACCGACAATTACGTCGTGGACATGGATATCCATCCAGCCGCTGGTGTCGGTTTAAACCGACTCCAGGTGCAACGCTATGCATCGGCTGGCACTGATTTCATTCTGCACTTCTTCCTGAACGCACCGTGGATTGTTTACAATCCCAGCGCGGGAAGTACGCCTGTGTGAGGCGGGCCCTGGCGGCGTCAGGGCACCCATAGCGTACTATTTCGCACTATTACATTCGTTTTGACGTTTGGAACGTGCAAGTAGTGGGACCCTACACCCTTAGTGTGTACGTAAGAAGTTAAGTTTTAGTAGTTTTTTATCCTTCTTTCGCCACTTTGGGTGATTGGAGGGGAGTTTTTTAACTAACGCCGAACTTCTTACAAGTGCATGCTTAGGCAGCGC